GTTTATATACAGGGTCAGTCATATTCTTAGGGTTGAAACTGAACCAAATTTCTGAATCATCATTACGAATGGTAGGCGTTAGGATCTCGATAGATTTCTCACTGACGGTTTGTGCTTCCTCTACCCATGCCCTGTCAAAATCCTCAAAGGACTTTAGACCATCGTCATTATGCCGCAATCCAGAGAAAGCAATAAGAGTGCCGTTTGTGCCTTTGATTTCCTGGTCTTGAACAATATAGTTCCGCCTTAAAATATCATTTCCGTAGATGATACCAGCCAATAGCTTATGCACAGACTGCTTAATAGATTTCTGAATCTCACGACAACAAAGCAAGTGAAGCCGACCAGTAAGACCGTCAATAAGATTAACACGCGCAAAGTTATGAGATTTAGCACCACCACGACCACCAAAATAAACCTTGTGGCGCATAGGCTCCATAAGGTCAACAAAGGCTCTAGGAATTGAAAGCCCTTTATAACTCTCCTCTTCATTCTGGTTGTGGTTTTGGGTCAATTATTCGCACCTCTATAAAGTTGTCAGTTGGATCACCGTCACCATCAAGGGCTTGATTGTTAATCTGTGTTGAATATTCTTTCTTATTCACGGTCTTTAACTGCTCCCATGAATCCCTAACATTCCCCTTTTTAATGGAATCAGCTACGTTCTTTTTAGCGTGCATGCTTACTTGACTCTTTAAGCCCTTTTTCCGCTCTACAAACTCAGGGTTTGCCGTTTGATAATTATAAAGGGTCGCTGGTGCTATCCCTGCTTGAAAGCATGCCTCAACATCTGTTGCATTGATAGAGTAAGCCGCCTCTAGTCTTCTGATCACTTCGTCAGTCATAACTGTTGGTCTTCCACAGTCACAATCAATCTTTTTGCATTGCTTACAGTTAGGGGGTCTACCGAACTTATTTCCTGTCATTATTTATCCTCTGGGGGTTTTGGTTGAGGCATCCAATGAGTAGGAGTAAAATAAGAAACGCCATCACAACAAGCTTGACTCCCCCACTGCTTTTTACCCATAGTAATCTCCCAAGCTGCCACCCCTATATCGCCATCATATGTGCAATAACCACCACCCTTACCATTATAGACAAGAATCCTTGTCCCATCCTTTGGTGCTGTCTCTATAGGTTGCCAAGCATTGTGCATTTTTTGCACATTGGTCTCAGTTGTCAATTTTTCTTTGACATCTGGTTTTCTACCGCAATTGTGGCACTTACCATCAAAATTAAGACATCTACATTGCATATCACTCATCAATCTTTAATCCTTAAAATACGAACCCTTACAAACCTACCCATAGTCCACCCTACCTTATATCCGTATTTAGCGTCAAATCGCCCGAATAGATAGCCCGCCAATAATAAAAGAAATGTATTCATTCCTCACCCTAACGCTTTATTGATTATTATCTTATCAAACTCTCTAGCTTCCAGTTTAACCCTTTCATTGATTTTTTCAATAACCTCAGGGTGCGCATAAATCTTGCCATGCATTTGAATAGCACCAGGAATTTTATAATCTTGCTCACCATGCTTATTTATAAGCTTCTTGTGCAATCGGTTTGACCTATTCTTAGATAGGGGGAAGTTATAACAAGTTTGAAATATCAAAGGGTCTGAAATTATTGCTACCCCCATAGATGAAACCATGTTCATTTGCATTACTTATCATCCTTAGTTTTATAAATAGGTGGGTTAAATATAGCGCAATTACAGCCCTTAAAAAATTTCTCGCAATCTACACAGACGGCAGGCTCATCACTATCGTCCACATAAAGGCTTGGCTTAATTGTAACTTGCACACCATTATTCTTTAACATGCCGTTCATAGCCAACATGCATTTTTCTTTCTGTTCTTCTGACATAGGGTTCATAACAACAGGTTCATATTCTTTATCTAAAACCTTCTCAGTCAATCCCTCCCAAGCAGCAGCACCGGCCACCGCAGCATATCCGGCTATATCTTCATAGTGATCTGCCTTAAGCGGGCTAGTTGAGGCGCGGGCTTGTTTCACATGTATCATCATCTGTGCGACATCATGAGGCTCAATGGTTTTCTTACCGTCTAAATAGGCATTCCACATATTTGCTATATGAGCCATGTTTTCCAAGGGCGTACCGTAATCCTTTGCCCTATCACCAGTTACTAAAGCTTTAGCATTATCTAAGATTGATTCTTTATCCATTATAACCCCTGTGTGCTGTATGCTTCCGACATCGACACCAAACCCTCATCAGGGGCGCTCCTCGGTCTTCCATGCACACAAGCGTGTTTAAATTCTTCCTCTGAATCATATTTTAGAGAATTATCTTTATCGTCCCCGGCTAAAATATTAATAGCTGTGATTATGCCGTTAGCCATACCATGAAAATAAGGCTCCTCCTTACTGCATGTTTGATAATGTGTGTCTAATACATCCTTTAATGATTCTATTTTTTCTTTAATTGTCACTTCTTTCTCTCCCCGCAATTCTTGCATTTTGATTTAACTAACTCATATACCAACCGACCGTTATAAAATACGCTTCGATCATGTAGCCCGACCAAGCACAGAAGGTTTCTAATTGTTAATGAGAATTTCGTCATTATCCACCTAATAATTGCATAACTATATGGTAATCCATAAATAGTGTAACCACCCAAGCTATTAAGATATCATCATTTCCAAGCATTAACGAAAATAAACCAACGACTATAGTAAACATTATTTTTCCCTTTCATCGGATTGGAGCGAGAGGGTCGGACTTGAACCGCCTTCTGGTGAATGGAATTCACCCGCATCAACTAAATGCTTCTCACGCCTAGATTGTAACGTAACGTTCTCTCCTTTATACATCCCCGCACCCATTTTGTCAATTTCAGAGAAGGGGATTGGTTCAACAGTTAGCCTTTGCCTGGCCGATTCATGCAGAAATCTAACATACCGCAATTGAAAGCCCGCTTTAGGCTTCCACCCTGCGTCCTTAAATGGTTTCATGGATGCCGCGCCATTCGTTGAACCTAGATTTTTAGCACCCTTTGTAACCGTAGCCGCTGTTACCGTCCTTTGGTTCTTGCTTTGCAATCTAAGGGAAAGGTCGGTGGCTATTCGACCGTCCGGAGCCTCCCATATTGTCTTATTCTGGTTTATCTGGGTCAATAGAAAGCCCGAGGCGCGGTAAATTGTACCATCCCCGCATTGGGTACCATCAGAGAAAGATAAGATCCATTCAATATTTGGGTATTGCTTTTTGATAATCTTAAACGCTATGCCTAATGCGCGGCTTTCTGAATTCCGGGGTAATTTTTCAGAGAAAGCCATCCTATTTAATTCTAGCATGTCATACCATTTAGTATCTTTAACCAGCCCTAATGATTTCCGCTTATCCAATGGGGAGCCAAATTGCATCACCCCTTCTAGCTTGCCCTCATAGAATACACCAAGGTGTAGTTTTGAATTATTGACTGACTTACCAGAATAATGTATTTTTCTTACCAAAGTATGCGCAGTTTTGGAATCAATAGGCTTGATTAAAATATCTTTAGCTTTCCCCATCACCAACCCTCGTTATAAAACATTCTACAACCCTTGCTAGAGCGTTGCCGTTTCCATTGGCATTAACCGTAATATCATATTCACCCATATCGTTAGCAATTTTCATGGCGCGCTTTAATTCGTCCACTTGGCTATCATGAAGGGTAAAGCTTAAAGTTTGAAATGGATCTCTTTCACCGTCCCGCATTTCAGGGAATTCTACCCCAGAGTTTATATTTCCCATGATATCCTCAAGCTCATCCTCATCAAATCCTAAGAGCTCAATATCAAAGCCGCATAAATCAAGGTCATTGATTTCAGCCCCTAAAATATCATAATCCCACCCAGCATTAAGGGCGAGTTTATTGTCAAGTATGACTAGGGCCTTTTTCTGGTCGTCTGAGTAGCCCGAGAGCATAACTGCGGGCACTTCTGTCATTTCTAGCCTAGAAGCCGCTGTGACCCTTCCATGCCCCGCTATGATGCCTTTATTCTCGTCAATTAAGATAGGGTTAGTGAATCCGAACTGACTTATTGAGGCGATTATCTGGCTTATCTGGGATTCTGAGTGAGTGCGAGAATTTGCGCTGTATGGCTCCAAATCTTCAATTTTAACTGTTAAATTTTTTCTGTTCATCGGGCTTCCCTTTCATCTATATCCATTATAGTGCACCTGTAATAGGTTGTAAATGATTTAAAAAAAAGTCAAAAAAGAGGTGATTTCCCTTGCTAAAAGTACCCATAAAGGGTACAATGGGTACATAAGATAAAGACAAGCAAACAACCTTAACCGATGAAAGAGAAAAAAATGACATTATCACCTAAGAGATTCCAAAGCACAGCGCGCAGAGAAGCCAACGAAGCAGCCCTAGCCACAACTGAGGGAGCAAGGCTTAACAAAATCATAGAAGAAAATCAAGCAGATATCACATCAATACATTATGCAGAAACATCTATAGCTGAAGTATTGCGCCAAACAACTTTAAGAAACGAAGCTCAAAAACGATTTAATGAAATCGAATGTAAAATATTTGCGGAGGCGGAATAATGGAAATCATGATTGATATGAACGAAGTCGCTGAAACCCTTTTTCCTTTACTGGAAAATACCAGATTAACCCAAGAGGAAAGGCAAGCCCTAAAACTAAGCGAGGTTGAATTTAATCAACTTTCTATTTCAAACAAACAGCGTTACAGAAAATGCGCTACAGAAGGATTAAAATAATGAAAACCACCTACAAAATCACGCGCCAATACTTCGAGGATGAGATCCCAAACGAAGTTTTAGACAAAGGATTAACCAAAGCAGAAGCGCGGGAGCATTGCAAGAATACAGAGACATGCTCAAGCACATGCAGCGAAGCAACAAAACAAGATGAACTTAAACGGTCGGGCTCCAAGCAATGGCGCGACGGCTATGACACAGAATGGAAAAGATAATGTCAGCAAAAGAAGTACTTGAACTAATAGAAAACGTAGATCCTGAGGATGACAAGGCGTTATCTAATATAGATGCCAATGTATACGTATTTTTAAAACTCTATAAGGGATTTAAAGTTACAATTTCTGGTACTAGTGTTCACTATAGGCATGAAGATTGGGACGATGATTGTCATACTGTTTTATACCATTTATTTGACCATCACAGATACACCCGATCACTTGACGCTATCGTGGCTATTCAGCCAGAGGGGTGGATGTCAAGGTCAAACGAATACCAAGAAAACAAAACATTTAAAACTAAGCATGGTTTTGAGGCTAGGTTGATAAAAGGCACAGATATCTGCGTTATAAGCAAGTCAATACTACCAACAGAACCACTATCAAGACTGCACGCTGCAATACAGGCGATTGAATGGGAGAGAGAGAATGAAAAAAGAAGTTAAAGTAAGGCTAGATATAAGGTTTAGAGCAAAACTTGAATTAATGGCAGAATACAGGGGGCGTAAAAATAACAATATGATAGAGGCACTTATCATGGACGGATATGCACGATGCTGTATTGCAGATAGCGACCTAAATAGAAAAATTGAAGAACTAAAACCTAAATTTAACTAATAAAAAAGGGGCTGGAGGTCGAATAACCAGCCCCTTAATTGTTGTTTGGCGAGGAGAGGCAGCATCCCTGCTGTGGATTCCCTTTTAACTCCTCATAAACTATACAAAGTCCAATAAAGGCTCTGTTTTCATTTCGTACTTACATTTAGTATTCATTTTACGGTCTTCGATATGGATGAGGTAATCTTGCTGCCCCTCAATGATATCACCGAATTTCTTTAAAAAGAACTCTATAAAATGATCCTCAGCATTTCCAGAGAAAACCCTCTGTCCGTTATAATCCATTATATAAAGCGGTTTATCTTTAGCCATTTTATCTCTCCCTTACTTTCTTTTTCACATTATCATAGAAAAAATCTAACATCCAATCCCTTTTGCAATTACTTCCATTACATGCGTGAAAGTGGATTGCCTCCCCATAAGAGGTTTTAGTATAAGCCCAACCGAGCTTTTTAACACTCATAAGCAAGTTTGCGGCTTTTACCCCCGCACCCATTGTTTTATCTGTTAAAGGGATTCCTGTGTTTAATTTAACCCCGCATATATCGCATTGAGCCATATACGTTTTACCATTTTCTGTAAAGCTCATCTTTCAGCCCTTTTCTGTAGATATCTTCGCACCTTATTTGTTCTTATAAAGTCCTCCATATGAAGAATTAAACAGCCTATTTGCGTATTGTGATTTAGTTTTATACCTCCATAAATATGTATTATCTCTATTTTTTGACTACCTGTTAATTGAGTAAAAAGCCCATTTAAAAAGCTATCTCTTGATTTTCTAACCGCTCCGCGCATTTTCTGCATTCTCCTTTTTAACCTTAGATAAGCCAATTTTCGCCAGCCTTAAAACAACCTCTAAATAATGTGCCGACGCTTTACAAACATGATTTTGTTCAAACAAAATAACATCAAGCTCTATAGAGGACATTTCGTCCTTTGTGAATTTTCTAGCCATCGAATGTACCCCATATTAATTTTGGTTCTTCTGCTGCAGCATGGAAAACTAAACCCCAGAACCCCACGAACATAAGCCAGATTAAAAAACAAGATCCTATATAAAAAAAGAATTTTCTAATTTTTTTCATTTTAAAAGCCCTTCTTTCCAAACGCAGCCCATAGGTACATTTTTCCTTTAGCTGTTAGATTATATTCTTTATCAATTAATCCATGCTCTGTGATAATTCTAGTTGATGTGCTTCCGTGATAATAACCAGAGGCGGTTTTTAATAATCCTATATTAACAACATCTCTTTTAGAGTAGTCCCCTCCAAAGCTGGCGTCACCATGCACCCTAATTATTTCTTTATCAGAAATTATTTCTTGTACTTCGCTCATTTTTTTAATCCCCAGTGAGTGTTATGCTCTTCAAAATCTGATTTATACGGCTCGTCCTCGCCGTCCAGTTCTTCAAGCTTACATATATCGCTATCAAGACCATAAATAACACTATTAAATCCTTCACAGTTGCTATGCCAGCCCTCCGAAACGATACTTGCCTCTGGTGAACAATCAAGAGCGGTATCATTAAAAGCCGCCCTCCAAGCGTCACGCGCTGAATTTAAGGCTTTTCTAATTTCAATTAATCTATCTTTCATCGGTCGTCCTTTCATCGGTTGTACTAACTATATAAATCTAGTTTATTAAATCAAGCCCTTTTCTTGAGAAAACTTAATACTTCTCCAAGCTGGGGGAAAAAATTATCTGCCTCTTTTTTAATTTCCTTCATTAAAAAATATTCAACCATTTCAAATAAATCTAATTCGGTTATACCGTCTAGGCGCTCAGTGTAATCTTTCAGGAGAAAAGCCCTCTGGTTATCCCCGCCCTTCAAATGCTTATGCAGGGCAAGGCGGTTTAAATGCAAAAGGATAACGTCAGAATGTGCGGCGCGCTGGTGAAAATCCACCTCCGCCTGATCTTCTGCGGATAATTCAGGATAATCCAAAATCATATCTTGTCTGTGAGAAGTCCTCTCACTATCAATCCTTACCCATACGTAGCGTTTCTTGGGCTTTGCGCGTTGCAGAAGCGAGCGAATTTGCATAGCGGTCTTCGGTGTTTTTATTACCGCCTCGGGCGGGTTGTATATTGTGACTCCATTCTTCTGTCCATCCCGATTGATTGAGCCATGTTGTAACGTGTTTGTTAAAGCAGTCTGTGGCTTGGCAGAAATCCCTATATCTTTCTGTGCCTCTGATAATTTCTTCATGTGATATTCCCTTCTTAATTAATTTAATATATTTTTCTTTAGCCTTGTTTTTTGCTCCCTTGGCAGCGAGAGCCGGATAGATAAGCCATAATTCTTCAAAAGCGGGCGTATAGTCTGTCTCTACCTCTGTACTATATGCCTCTGTCTCTGTCTCTACAATAGCGCCTCGCTTTCGATCCGCTAGCGCGTCGCTATCATCAATTAAAAAACCATTACCTATCAACTCTTTAAAGTCTATTTCCTCATTAACACCTATCTGCAATTTTATAAATTTGGGGTCAGCTGGTATTTTATTATCCATTTGACTAGCTAGCAACCAAATAAGCATAAGATGTAATTTACTTTTATCAGAAAGTTTTATAAAATCATAATTTCTAAGTAAATCACGATGTAATTTTATCCAAGGCGGAGAGCGGTCTTTATAGTGTTGGAATTCTTCCCAATTTTTAACCTTTAAATGTTTCATTATATTTCCCTAATAATTTGTTTCATTTTTTCAATCATAGCGTATTCCGGCACCCAATCAGGAAAACACTCCCGCTGTATTGGAATATGATTATTATGCAGAAACCATCTAAAATGGTTTTCATGCTTATAAATATCTTTTGATTTCATTTTAAATAGTAGGTCGAAATGACCAAACTCTTTATATCTGTAATTAATTGCTTTTATTCTGTCTTTAAAATTTTGAGAACATCCATATTTATAAACGTCCTGATCTGATTTTAATAAGTAAACCTCGCCTGTTTTAGGCTTTCGTCTTTTTGGCATTGCTAAACTCCCCATGCTTCCCCTACATTGAAAAAAAGTGTGTGGCAACCTTTAGGGGTATAGGCTGTCTCTGGGTTATAAAACCAGATAAGCCACACAGACAGAACTATGATATCGACCAGTAAAAGGCAACATCTTTTTTTTTACTTTTATTGCTTGCTATTATGATTTTTAGATTATATAGTCTTGTGGATATCTAAGGGTATCAAATTTAACCGATGAAAGGAAAATAAATGACATCATCAAAGAAAAAACAGGTTGTTGTACAAGACGATAATCTTAACCAGGCCGAAAGCATGATTCAAGTAATTGAAAATGCAATGACCAATCCAGATGTGGATATTTTGAAGCTTGAAAAGCTTTTGGATGTACAAGAGCGCATAATGGATAGACAGGCGGAAATTGATTTTAATCAAGCAATGGCAGAAATGCAGCCAAAGATTCCACCTATTCATAAAAGCTCAAAGGGTCATAATTCAGATTATGCTAAATATGAGGATATTGATAAACAAGTCCGCCCACTATACACAGACCACGGATTTTCAATTTCTTTTAACTCTAAAAGGCTTGAAGACGGGAACGTTATTTATTACGGAACCTTAAAGCATAAAAACGGTCATAAAGAAACTGCTGAAATTGACCTCCCCTCTGATACCTCAGGAAGTAAAAACGCCGTACAAGCTAAAGGCTCAAGCATGTCTTACGCCAAGCGTTATTTAATTTGCATGCTTCTGAACATTGTGACCGCGGACGAGGATGATGACGCAGGGATTTTAACCGCGCGCATCACTGACGACCAGATTATGGAACTTGAGGATTTAATCGAAAAAACAGGCACCGACCCGCAACGTTTTAGAAAATTTATGAAAGTTCACGATATAAGCCAAATCTACGCCGCGCATTATCCAGAGGCGGTTAACCAGCTTAAAGCGAAACTAGCGCAGAAAGAGAAAAAATAATGGATGAATCTATAATTATATTAATGAGCCTATTAGGTCAACTTGAACAGCAAAATGACTACGACCCAGATAATATAGAACATGAGAAAAACGGAAAAGAGCTTTTTGAGGTTCAGTCCCATATTCACAAAATAATAGCGGAATATAGAAGTCTTGAGGAGTGCCAAAGAAGGTCAAAAGATAAGGCGGAATCATTTGAAAGAAGATATGACAGAGCTGACGCAAAACAAGAGGTGCTTAAAGACATTATTCATTATGCACTTACAGATAGGAATTAAAATGACTGAATTTACAAAAAGACAAAATGACGTAATACCCTTTTTAATGGAGGGATCCACCAACGCAACCATAGCAAAAGCTTTAAACTTAAAGGTTGTAACTATCAAGCTGCATATTCGAGCAATATGCAAAAAACTAGAGGCTACAAATAGAACCCAAGCAGCGGTAAAATTAGTAAGAAATAGCTTGCTAAACAACGCCGCATAGCTAAAATTGTAACTAAGAAAACCGATGAAAGAACAAAATTATGCCTAAAATTATTGAATGCGAGCAAAATTCTGACGAATGGTATCAAGCCAGAGCAGGGGTTGCCACAACATCCTCTTTTGATAAAATCCTAACGCAAGGCGGGAAATTATCAGCACAGGCGGACGCTTACTCACATAAGATATTGGCAGATTTAGCCCTCGGACTTCAAGAGGGATCTTTCAAAGGAAATGCAGCGACAGAATGGGGTCATCTTCACGAAGATCGAGCAGCGGAGAATTACGAATTTTCCACCGATCGTGAAACAAAAAAGATTGGCTTTATTCTGTCTGACTGCGGATTTTTTGGCAGCAGTCCAGACAGGATAGTAGATGAGGACGGACTTTTAGAGATAAAATGCCCTAACCCTGATACCCATATTGGGTACATGTTGGAAGGAATGTTAGACAAGAAATACAAGGTACAGAGATTAGGGCAGCTATTTGTTGCGGAGCGGGATTGGGGAGATATTATCTCTTACCAGCCTGAACTCCCGCTGGTTAAAACTTCCTATGAGCGAGATATTGAATTCTTAGAAATCATGCAGGAAGCCCTTGAAGGTTTTAAAGATATAATGTTACAAAAAATAGAAAGATTGAGCAATGACTGGAAAATCAACCTCCAAACAACCTACGGAATCTAAACACGCTAACTTCATAAGAAGTTTACCATGCTGTAAATGCTACGATATGGGCAAAGCTGAGTGGGCTCACGTCCGAAAAGGCACAAACACAGGAGGAAATCAGAAACCCCATCACAGGCATACTGTGCCCCTTTGCGGCCCCCATTGGAAAAGAGACGGTAAAGGCGATATTTTCACAAACGGTTGCCACCAGATACAACATTCTAAAGGCGAGTTGACTTTCTGGGGTGATATGGATTACCCACATGCTTTAGGTGAAAAGCTTTATAAGGTGTCGGGAGATTGGGAAAAGGGCGTTACCGCTGTAATGGAATTTAGGAGAGAGAATGTTCGGTTATAAAATAATAAAAGAAGATGTTTATAATAAAATGCAAGCTCTAATAATATCGCATGAATGTTTTATTAAAGTGGCAGAATCAGACGGAAGACCAAGTCACGCTTTGGATTTTGCAAGAATGGAATTAAATCAATATAAGGAACTTTTAAAATGAGCAAAATAGATTTAAAAGAACATGATTTAATGATTCACGCGCTTGGTTTACAGAGAAGTAAAAAGGCATATAGAAACAGATTTAATGCATGTGAAAAAAGTGATAACTGTGAGGTTTGGAGGGGTCTAGTTAAAAAAGGATACGCTGTTGAGCTTGGTAAATGGGAGTTATCAAGGGGGCTTTGGTTTAAAGTTTCAAAAGACGGGCTTAATGCCTTGGGATTATCAGATGATTTAATTGAGGAGGCTTTACAAGAATGAACGAAGAGCAAACATATATAATTGTAAACGCAGAGATCCGGGCAAACGCTGTTGAAGCTGTAAAGCATATTGAGGGCGAAAAGAAAGAGGCCGGCGTACCTTTAATGGAAGTGGATATTAAAATATATAAAAAGAACCGCACCAAGGCACAGAATAGGCTTTATTGGAAGTGGGTAACAACCTTTGCAGATGAATTCGGTTACGAAAAAGAAGAAATGCACGAAACCTTCCAATTGAAATTTTTAGAGCTCAGGCGCAAAAAAGTTTCCTATATGGAGGTAGATGATAGCGGAGAACCTACAGGCAAAAAGATAACTACAGAGCTTGTTTTTCCTCAATCTACTACAAAACTCACAACTAAAGAATTTACCGATTACCTTCACAAACTAGAAATGACCGCAGAAGCCGCACAGCTTCACTTAGAACGTCCGGCGGTTATGTATGACGATGCAATGGGGATAAAATGACATATAATAAATATAAAATAGATATTGACTACACCTACCAAGAAATCTCCTCCGCTGTAAGAATAATCACGGCAAGAAATGAGGATGAGGCAAAAGACGAAGCTTGGCAAACCGTCCAAGAGGCTGAGTGGCATAAAAATCCAGAATATGAAGGGTGCTGTATTGAGGTGCTTGAAAAGGATGTAACACCAAGATGTAAAAAAACTTTAGACATGTTTAAATAAAGGAGAAACCGATGAAAGCAAAGCCATTACCATCATTAAAAAAACTTAATGAGCTTTTTTCTTATAATGAGGAAACAGGCGAATTAATTAGAAAAATAGAATGCGGGGGTCAAATAAAAGGCACTGTGGCGGGTGGCATAAATAAATCCACTGGCTATATAGTTATAAAAGTAGATAGGCAGAGCTATTCAGCACATAGGATTGCTTGGAAAATGTATTACGGCGAAGACCCTATGATAATCGATCACATAAACCAAATCAAAACAAACAATAAGATCTCCAACTTAAGAAACGGCACTAAAGCTGAAAACTCAAGAAACCAAAAACTAAGAAAAACCAATAAGTCAGGAAAAATGGGGGTTTTTTATTGTAAAGTAAGAAATAAATTTAAAGCTCATATAAGGGTTAATTATAAACTTATATATTTAGGTGCTTTCGTTGATAAAAAAGACGCAATAGAAGCAAGAGAAAAAGCTGAAAAAAAATATGGGTTTTTCTCTAGGCATGGATTAAAAAAGGAAGTCTTGGCATGATTGTACGACAAAAAGACATAGGGCGTGAAATTTTATATAATGCCGGACATGAGGGAGCCAAGGACGAAAAAGGCACAGTATCAAGCTTTACGCTGGATTGTGTTTTTGTGAAATTCAGAGGCTCAAGATCAACCGCTCAAAGCTGTAGAAGAGCAAATTTAAGGTGGAACCAATGGAAAAAATTAAACAACATAACAAAGCTACTGAAAAGAATTTTAAAGATCGATATGCAAGGTGGCTTAAACCGCTTCTAGTCAATATAGCGTGTGAATGTGGGGGTCAATTAAGAAAACAATCATATAAGCAAGGCCCCATTATATTTGGTTTAGCTAATATTAGTGAAGATATGCCTAGATTGGAAGAAATTAGCACAATATGCACCAAGTGTGATAAATCTCATGTAATGAAGGTGATAAAATGAGTGATATTAAAGAGGCGTTTGAATGGTTAAAAAGTAGAGCAAAATGCCCTGCATCTTTCGGGCGTAAAGCTGAAAGAAATTACACGCTTATCATCCAATCCCACGAGGCGCAAGAGAAGGTTATAGCGGATTTGGTGATAATTATTGAAGATGGGGCAGAATGTAATTGTTTTACGGCAGATACAGGATATTATTTTTGTAAAAGATGTGAAGCCCTCAAAAAAGCAAAGGCGGTGCAGGGATGAGTAAGAATGATTTTATGATATCAAGCCACTCAAAAAATGACCTTGTGTTTACATGCCCATGCGGTAACTGTGCCTTTGTTATTGGGCTTGATGCTGTAGTTTCTTGTTCTAAGTGTGATAAAGAGCATAGTGGAGATAGGCTAGATACAGCCGTTAGACAGTTACTTGAAAAGGAAATAAAGTGAGTGATAAAGAAGCATTAGAGTTTTGGGAGAAGTTTAAAGATAGGAGTGTTGAGGCTAAGGTTGCCTGTCTCGCTGCTCTTGGTGCAAGATTTATAGAGAGGTTAGAAAATGAGTGATAACTGCCACATATGCGGTATGAATGCAGTAGGTTTCCACACATGCCCTGATACTGGTGCTTTTAGGTTTGATAAAGCATCTCGCATGGAAAGCAATACAGTCAGTGGTGATAACGGATTAGCAATTAAACCCTATACAGGTAAGGAAGCCTATGAAATAGCACTAGGTATTAATGATGAGTATGAAGGTGCTATAGGTTGTGCAATGACTTTTCCTGCTTGTAAAGATAAGATGAGTAATATTAAAGAGGCGATTGAAAAATTTAATGAACATGCTGTTTTTGTTGCTGGTAATAACCCACCAGACTTTACAACCGTCAAAAAAATAAGAAAGACGATAGTTGAAACCCTTCAATCACACGAAAAGCAAACAGAGCTTATCGCGGAGTTGGTGGGCGTTATTATTCAAGCTCTTGATGATGGCGGTTATGTGGCTGATTATGGCGATGATGATGAGCCTATACTTTATCAAAAGAAAGAAGATGGCGGGGCGTATTGTCATGCAGTTGCTCTATCAATGATGGAATTAATCAAAAAAGCAAAGGGAGAAGACAGTTCCTATTAGCCCAGAGATTAAAGAAAAGCTTAAAGTATATTCTGAATTGTCTGGTGATAGTTTAAAATACCATATTGACAAGGCCGTATATCAATATCTTAGAAGGGCTGGCGCAGAATGAAAAACGATAAACCAGAAGGGCTACAGGATGCGGTAGGGGAGGTTATAGATAGGGTTGAAAGACACAATCAATGGAGGCAAGGGGGTAATGAGAGTATGACAGACCCTAGAACATTGACTGAGGACTTAGACACCTTAATCATCGCAGCAAAAGAAAACACCACCCTTAAACAAGAGATAAGCGACTATTCAATAAGCCTTAGCTGTGAACAGGCGAGGGTTATTGCTTTGTTGGACATAGTTAGGGCTGAAATATCTAACCAAGAAAATAGTGCTTACTTGAAATGTGCATTTACAGGATTACTTATCAAGATGAAACGCCTAACCAACAGCGAAGGGGAGAAGTGATGAGAACAATGAGATTAAAACCAGAACTAAGAAAACAAGCAATAACAAACCTTCAAACTAGGCATCCAAACATATTTTGGCTGGGGGGTGCTTTATACAATGACGTCTTACGATGGATACAAGCTGCAGAGCTTCCTCAACCGACCTTACAATAACTTTCTGACCTTCCCACGATCCATGCCATTTTATTTGGTCTGGGGTAAGAACGGCTTTCGAGCCGTTTTTTACTTCCACCAGGAAATTAAACCCGCATAGTCCCACAAGCAAATCCGGCACACCATCGCCTACTTGAGAAAGGATCTCAACAGAGGCACCAACCTTGCGGAAAGCTTCAACGATTGGTTTTTGATTAATGTCTGATCTGTGACGTCTTGCCATGATATCCCCAAATAAGAGGGGGTCTACTTAGAAAGCAGACCCCACAATCAGTACCGATGAAAGTCCTGAAATTTCATTTTATGATTTTTTATTTTGCTTTTCAATGACTTTCTTTTCAAGGATTTGATTTAGGTACCAGTAATTTTTTAAATGTTTTACCTTGATTGCTTTCATGTTTCCATCTTAACAGATTTCTGTTATCATTGGTATATGAAGATTTCTGAACCGCTGTCAGGTAAAAAACTAGCTAGATTATATTTAAGGTGCCTTGATTGCGGCGTTCGAATGGTAGGTATTATTGGTAAGCCGGGAGAAAAAACAGCACGTAAAAGATGTTTATGTTGCACAGATTGGCTGCGGGATGATATAGTTAAAGAATTAGAGGCAAACGGAAAGCCTTAATTTCCGATATTTTACTAGGAGAGAAATATGTATTTTGTACCAATGGCCATTTTACTGGCATTTACAGGAGTTAACGCGAACGAGTGTATTGAGCTAGGTTATGATGTTAAGCAATGCGCACAGCATGTAGCCGCCAAAGCGGAACCAAGTTATGAGTTTAACGACTAAATAATTTAGTAAGTTTGTATAAAAAAGCCCTTCTTTTTGAGGGGCTTTTTTTATAGGGTCATAAATGGCGTGAATTTTCAGAAAAAAGGGTCATTTATGGTACTCATTGAGATCTGATTGCTGCTGTGTCCATTCTATAAAGAAATCCTCTGAACAGTTGGCGATACAAACCCGCAAGTTTGGTCCGGTTTGGTGCATTGTAGGGCAAGATTTACTTACCATCACGCTTTGCGTCTTCGCGCAGCCAGAAAGAATCAGCGTCAGACTTAGAATTAATAGAATTTTCTTTTTGTCGGATAAGAATGTCATTTTCTTTTTTAAGCTCCTCAATTTTTAATTCATTCTTGCCAGCATCCTTGAGCTCTTTTCTTTCGAAATACCCAAGAATGCCGGACAAAAATTCAAATATAGCGAGAAATTTACTCACTATCCTTCCAAAATACGCTAATTGCGCCCGCTATGGACACACCAAGGGTTGCAATAGCTTCTAATTGCTCTGGTGACATTGCAACACCAAACGCTGTAAGGAGGGCTGTGAGCCCTAACCATGTAGATTTTTCTTTAGCTCTTTTTATTAAATAATTCATCGTTCTCTCCGTATAAGGTTTCAAAAACATGAGCAAAGTCATGTTTAGTTCGCTTAGGGTTTGCTGCCCCTAATTGGCTATTATACACCCTTTTGTGATAATTTGCCATTTCTTCGTGATCGTGGCAACTAGGGAGGCGGGCTTTATCCCTTTTATACTTTAATCGGCACATAGCGACCGCATAATAGAGGTTTCCGTGCATTTGGTTAGCATTGAGGGGTTGATTCTTACAAGCCCACTGTGCGACGTCCCTTGCGGTTTCTTGGCGGTATTTAAGATAGGTTTCCCAGATATCATCGTGGGTCGTTGGTTCCATTTGCCAAAAACCAATAGCAGGGCCGCCTATTTGGTGTAATTCTCGATTGTTGCTCTCCGCTATTCCAGTACCAATAACTAAAACCTCGGCGGAATCGCTCCACATATTTAAGTCTAATAATACAGGGCGAACTACGTGTTCTGCCAGTTGCTTTATATTCATCATTTTCAGCCCCCATTTTGATTGTTCCACCGCTTTAATTCATCTACGGTGAACGTCATTATATTTTCACAATTACTACATTGAAATTCTGGTTTAGTTTTTGAACCACACCATCTTTCCTTAGCAAGCAATTTTATAGTATCAATAGCGGGGCAACACTTGCAACCGATTTTCTCCCTACGTGCATTTCTATTCGGGTGATTGGTGATATATGGGCGTAATTTTAAATACAATCCTCTTAAAGACGGTGCAATATCTCCGCGATTGTAAGCCTCTAATTCTCTGAGCGCCACCTCATCACCCAGGCCGGCATGGTACATCATTAATCTAGGGGTCTGAACCTTCCCCACCAAACCTAGATAATCACAAAGATTATCTAGGCCGTTGGAGGGAAAGAAGAAATGTTTTTTTGCAATTTTTAAGGTATCGACCGAGGTATTTTCTTGAATTCTGGGGAGTTTATTACGGATTATATGCGCGTTTATATGCCTCCTATCAAATCGATCACCATTATGCGCAATAATTAAATCAGCCTCTTTCAGCTTTTCACGCATAACAGAAACAGGGTGGTAATCATCTAATGTGAGTTTTTTACGGATATCCCAATTATTCTTTTTCCACCGCTTTTTATCATCTAAGATATTTACGCTTTCAATAGGGTTTGTGTTTTCTTCGTCGAACCATTGCCAGGCCGCGGTCAAAACGCGCTGAGTGCGTAAATTATGGCACATCGGAATGCTGTTTATATTGTAAAAGCCGTAATGCGCAGATAAATCTTGGGTTAATTCAAGATCCCACAATAAAACTTTAGGCTCCCGCGCTGCAGGATAACCAAACTCTTCAAAGCTTAAGTCTAATCGATATTTAAATGTTGAAATTTTCATTTTCAGGAATCGGGCGCACTCTGCCTTTGATTCCCATTCTCCGTCTACCCAAGCATGATAAACAGCGTGTAGCACTACATATTCCATTAAATCCCCCTTTAATGGCTTGCGGAGCGAAACCTCATCATTGAAAAAGAGTCGCCTGTCATTATTTCACAAACCTTTTTGGCATCATCGGTATGTCCAACTAGAGTCCATTCTCCTGTCCTATGATTTAAATGTATGGCGAGTGCATGCCCTGTGTACGCGATTAAAGAAAAGGTATGGGGTTGCTTTTTCTCAACCACTATCCTCATAAAAGCTTTTCCGAAAGATTCGCACATGGATTCGGCTGCGTATGCCTTATAGGATAAAGTGACTAGAACAGCCACCAATAGAAAGTTATATTTGAACTTTAACCCTATATTCATAATATAATGTTAACATATAAAAAGCCCCTGTCAATATGGCAAGGGCTTTTTAATATAATTCTATTTAAATTACGTAGTAGGCTCTTCCTGCGTAACATCTTCACCGTTAGTAATAAATGCCTCAATCTCCGCCTTGAGAGCGGTAGTAGCAGAAAGATCTTCATCTCTTTCCTTTTTTGCATTATCTACGGAGCTGGTATATTTTTGGTTAATCTGAATTATTGTAATATCGCAATCTGATATAGCCGCGCTGATAGTCAAAGGATTACCCCCCATAGGAAGTTTTGTAAATTCTTTTTCTTTTCCTTTATCATCTTTATAAGTTGTGACCATTTCAAAAGAAACTGATTTCGTTTTTTCATCCAAGATAGGCTTTTTTCTATCTTTTTTGTCTGTATAGCCACATTCCTTCATAGATTCTATACGCGCTGTATCGGCCATTTGTGCTTTTACTAGCTCCATTGCTTGGGTTTGCGTCATTTGGTTCATCGTTCTCTCCTATTCTGTTTTAGTATTAATATTATAATTAATCGTTCCCGCAGCTCCTTGGAGTTTAACCACCCTGAGCCTAACATGCAAGGCTGCGATTTTTGCTGGAGAGGATATTTTATTACTCCCTACTACTTTTATTCCAGTAGGATAAGGAGTAGACCCATCTAATGAGCATTCAAGTTCTATCTCTGATATTGTGCTTGCACCTGTAGCAAGCTGCACATCAAAAATAACACTATTATTATCTCCTATATATATCCAATCTGATACAACGTCTGTGTCGATATTTACGTCTAACGTTCCGCTGTCTTCTTCTTTTGGCTTTTCTCTTAAATCTATTCCCTCTGGTGCCATGTCTTCCCCCTTTTTTTTTATTGTTATTATTATGGTGTTGGTTCCTTACCAAACTCTATAAAGTTTATCTCTGTTGTGGTTCCTACGTCAACTATTACAGATAAAATCCCTGTATATCCGCCTAGTTTATCTAATGAAATGAACCTTTCTAACTTCTTAGGGATTGAGA